TACTACACCAGAACAGGAAATAACAAATGGTTAAGCAAAGACTAACGCCAGCAGACCTAGATGCTCGTTTGAAGTTTATTCTAGGAATAACTCTTGGAAGCATTTTGTTCCTAACAGCAATTGGAATTATTTATGGACTTCTATTTGTAACTCAGCCTATTGGGGCGCAGTCAGAAAATGACAAAATGTTTTTTAATGTGCTAGGTAGTATTGCAACCTTTATTACAGGTACTTTGGCAGGAATATTAATTGGTAACTCTGGCGCTAAAGATATTATGGCGGCCCAGATACAAAACAAAGAAGTAGATGCAAAGAACACACAAGCGGATAAAAAATTAGAAGCAGAAATTGACGCAACAGCAGCACGTCTAGCAGCAAAGCCAGACGGTGCAATGCCAGCAGAGCAGCCAGTCGATGCAGATTGGGATAAGGAATAATTATGTCACAAGATTTCCCAGTTCCAGCAGAAACAGCAAAGGCTCCTAAAGGAAGCGTTGCTAGATTAATTCAAGTTGCTAAATCTCAAGTAGGATACATTGAAGGTCCTAAAGATAATGAAACAAAGTATGGCGCTTATACAAAGGCCAACTTTCAGCCATGGTGCGGAAGCTTTGTAAATTGGTGTGGAAATGAAGCTGGCGTAAAGATTCCTAATACTGTATATACTCCAGGTGGTGCAGCAGCATTTAAAAAAGCTGGCGCATGGATTGATGGAGACATTGCGGATCCAGAACCAGGAGATATTGCCTATTTTGATTTTCCTTCAGACGGCGTCGATAGAATTTCTCACGTAGGAATTGTTATTGAAGATAACGAAGACGGAACCGTATGGTGCATTGAAGGAAATACTTCATCTAAAAAATCTGGAAGCCAAAGAAATGGCGGAGAAGCTTGCAAACAACTTCGTGCATTTAAGAAAAATAAGGCAGGAATACAAGTTTCTATAGTGGGATTTGGAAGACCAAAGTTTAAAGCTACTGGAGAAACAAAAGCCGTACCAGCATCTGGGAAAGTTTGTCCAACCTGCGGAAAATAAATGAAAAAATATAAAGTTAATATAGAAATAGAAGCAGAAATAGAAGCATTTGACGAAGGTGATGCTAGAGACTATGCTAACGATATATTTGGAATAGATGACGAAATTAAAAAAGTTAATATCGTTGAAATAAAACTTAAATAACTATTGACAGACTTAATAGTTTTATGTATAATTATAGAACAGGTAATGTAATTTGTTGCATTTAACAGAAAAAGGTGTTGATCTTTTGATTAAAAGGTCTTATACTAAGTCTCAAGAATGTTTTTGGAATAATTATGATCTTGTAATTTGGAAAAAAGACAACGGCGGCTATACTGACTTAAAAGGAATGTATAGAAAAGATGCTTGGGGTAAGGCAGAAAAGATTTCTGTCAACCGTGAAGGAATCTGGAAACTGCCAAAACAATATGTCAAATATTTTAAATAGCTTAGGTATAGAAAAAGAAGATCCAAAATGGTGGGACATGGCCTTATGCAAGGGCATGGATACAAATTTATTTTTTGATAAATATGAATCAGACATCAATATAGCAAAAAATATAGATGAGGCTTGCTTGTCATGTCCAGTCATTAAAATATGTTATGATAATGGCATAGAGTCTTCTGATTATGGAGTTTGGGGCGGAGTTTTTTTAACCTCAGGATCAATAGATAAATCTAGAAATGCACATAAAACAAAAGATGTTTGGAAGCGTATTAAGGAAAAACATGTTTATTGATAAAACAAAAAATCATTTTAAATACGGAATTAACGAATGGACGGGTGAGCCAAACAAACCAGTTTTTTATAATAAAGATATGGCTAAAAAAATAAGAGAGCTTAAAAAGCCCGTGTCTAATTTACAAATGGATATAGTTAAGTACCCAGAATTTTTAGCAATACGCCTTTATGAAGAAAATTTTGCACAATACGATGGCTCAAACAGAGTCAAAGTTATAGAGTATGTAGAAATGGTAAAAAATATCTTGGAATCATATGGAGTAAGAGTAGAGCTTGAAGGAAAGCCAGGGGGCAAAAATCATGGATAAAGTTTTATGCTATTCATGTAATAAAAGCAAAAATGAGCTTTCTGCTAAAAAGTCATCCCTGTTGACCATAAACTTATTGTTGTGTAAGTCTTGTTCAGAGAATAAAATTGAACCAAGATGGATCATTATTTTAGCTGGTAGGCAGTTTGGTCCAGAATATGTAAAAGATTTTATTGCTAAAAAAAGATATGTTGGTCCAGATATTACCGCTTCTGAATTATTAATTTAATATAAATATTACGGTATAATATTCATATAATGAATATTTCCCTAACCCAGATATTAGTAACTATTTTTGCCGCATCAATAAGTGGAATAATTACAGCATTAGTAAATGCCAAAAAGTCTAAAAAAGAAAGGCTTGTTAATGCTGCTGATAAAGCTCACGACATGCTTATTATTGAGATTAAAGATTTAGAAATTAAATTATATAAACTGGAAAAGGACCTGACTGAGTGGAAAGAAAAGTATTTTGAGGCCCTTCAGGAGCTTATTAAGGTAAAGTCTGAACTTGAAAAAACCCTTATAACATTGGCTCATCTTGAAATTCATTCTGAAGACATCAGCCACGACTAGCACATCGAATTTAAAAATAGTATACTAGACGTATGACCTGTATAGTAGCAATAGCCCAAAATGGGATAGTTTACATGGGTGCTGATCATGCAGCATCTGACGATAAAACTGGATGGATTCTGTCTAGAAAAGATCCTAAAGTTTTTAAAGTAGGACAATACGGTATCGCATTCACAGATTCTTTTAGAATGGGACAGATCCTGCAGTATTCATGGACACCACCAAAATATACACCAACAAAAACAAACTCAGGTCTTGATAAATTTATGAGAACAAAATTTATTGATTCTGTTAAAGATGCTTTTAGGGCTGGTGGATATGGTAGTCAAGTTTCTGGTCAGGAGGATGAGGGTGGCATATTCATAGTAGGAGTATGCGGAAGACTTTTTACTATAGATGAAGACTTTCATGTTGGAGAAAATGTTGTTAACTATATGGCAGAAGGAAGCGGAGGCACAATAGCCCTTGGAGCTTTGCATGCTACAAAAAAACAAAGAAACCCTAGAGTCAGATTAAAAGCAGCCTTAGAAGCAGCCACTGAGTTTAACATGAGTGTTGCAGCGCCCTATACATATATTCAGGTTTAGTGTATAATTAATACATGAAGACTATACTCTCTATCCTTGTAGCGTTTGGAATCATTTCTGCATTTAAGTCTTTGAGGTCAAGATATTCTGTTGGAATATACTACATAGATAAACTTGAAGAAGTTCAAAATCAAGTGGCTGAAACTTTGAGACCTAAGACAATTAATGATTTAAAGCCAGAAAATTACGATCACGCAATGGATTTAAGGGGAGCACCAACACACCTATGCCCATGCGGATGCAACATTTGGAACGTAAAAGTTATATTTGAAGAGTTTGAGATTGCTACATATTTTATTGATATGGAATGTGCAAATTGTGGAAGTATGGCGACAGCACCGACACTACTAGATAAAGAGATAACGGAATGAGAAAGTCTAAAAAATTAAAAGAGCTTGAAAGCGCAGTAATCAGAATGGAGATGCAGGTAGACCTTCTTACGCTATCTTTATCTAATCTATTAGAGTCTCAAGGACTTGCGCCAATCCCCACGGTAAACACGCTTGAGCGTGGAAAATGGTATACACCCCACAACATAAACCCTTGACATCCTGCTATTATTTAGTAGAATTAAGTCATGAATAAAAAACTAATAACTATCCTAGTATCACTATCACTCATTGTGCCAGTTACGGTACATACTGCCAGTGCAAATCAAGCAACACCCACGATTGCAATTCTAGACACAGCTCTAGACACCTCATTGCCTGCTTTTAACGGCAAAATTGTTCAAGAAGTCTGCATTCTTCAATACGGACTGTGCCCTAACGGAACTAATTTTATGGAGGGCAGTGGAGCAGCAGCAATGCCTATTGATACCATTACAAAGAATGGCTTTGATCATGGAACTCAAATGGTCTCAGTGTTTACAAAAACTAACCCCAATGCCAATATTGTTTTTATTAGAATTATTGGAGATAAAAACGGAGTTCGTCAACCTGCTGGTGAAGCAACAGTATACAATGCTTTAAACTGGGTAAAAGCAAACGCATCAAAATACAATATTCAAGCAGTAAGCATGTCTCAAGGCCATCACAATATTGGTGCTGCAGGAACAGATTATTGCCCTAAGACACCCATTACAGAGCAAGCAGTAAAAGATCTAATGCTAATGCAAATTCCAGTTTTCTTTCCTTCTGGAAATGGAAGAGATTATAATAGAATTGATTGGCCAGCATGTTTAGATGTTTCAGTATCTGTAGGGCACACAGATCAACAGAATGAAATATCTGTGTCAAGCAATAATGATTCTTCAAAGCTTGATTTCTTTGCTTTAGGATTTTTTACAACGGCTGGTCCAGGAAATGTATTAAAAAACATTGCTGGGTCATCATCTGCAACACAGGTTGTAGCAGCAAATTGGATTGCTTATAAATCTTCAAAACCAAGCTCTACTTACGAGCAAATCCTTAGTGCTTTTAAGGCAACAGCAGCACCAACTCGTGGTCGTCAAGGAGCATTTAATAAGCTTATTGATTTAAATAAAGCCCTGCAGTTTACTCAAAATGTAATATCTTTACCTACACCCACACCTACACCAGTTGTATCGGGTCCAACTCAATCTGAACTTGATGCACAAAAGGCTGCAGCGCTTTTAGCGCTTAAGGCTGATGTTGATGCACAGATTGCAAAAGCCCAAGCAGAGCATGATGCAGCAGTAAAAGCAGCAGCAGATAAGCTTGCTGCATTTAAATCAGCACAGTTAGCAAGGATCAATGGATAAAAAATTAACTGTATTAGAAGAAATAATTAAAGAGATTGGCGAGGAGTTGTATCAGAAATGGTACAACGCCCTTGCTGTCGAAGACAGAACTGAAGAATCTTCTAAGGCTATGTCAGTCAATGCAGGAGAAACCGCAGTTTGGGTTATCCAAACATTTATGAATAAATTCAATAAAGCAGCGGATGAATTAAAAGGAGAATAGTTTGATAGTCACAGATCAAGATTTTGATAATATTATCAAAACACACAAGCTTATCTTGATTGATTTCTGGGCTGAGTGGTGCGGACCATGCAGGAGAATATCTCCTATACTAGATGAAATATCGGAAGAGCGTGGTTTGTGGGTAGGTAAGTTAAATATTGATGAGAATCCAATAAAAACTGCCGAATACTCGGTTACAAGCATACCCTATATGGTATTATTTAAGTCTGGCGAGCCAGTGAAAACTATTACTGGGGCAAAACCAAAGCACATTATGCTTGAAGAGCTCTCAGAATGGATTTAACTCAAGAAGAATCAAACCATTTAGAGTTTGAGATATGGTTAAAAAATGGTTACGACAGGGGTTGGGTTTCGGATGTATTTTGTAATACGCATGAAGGCCCCCCATTAACAGAAGAAGAAAGTCAAGAATGGGATGAAGGGGGAGACCCTTGTTCATTTCATGTAAAAATAAATGAGCTAATGTAGCGACATTTTATATCGATAAACGTCTTACATAGTGTGAACATGTCACAAATTTCTGTGCTCGTAAAGAGGCAGATCAAAAAAAGGAGAAATAAATAGAATGAAATCATTCAAGAAAGTATCGCTAATCATCGCTGCAGCCCTGACTAGCACAATGCTTGTAGCGCCAACGGCAAACGCCAACGCAGGCACTGTCACATTGACAGTAGCAGGCTCTGCAGCAACAGGTGGAACAGTAGTAACAACCCCTGTATCTTTACCAGTACCAGCAGATAACAGTATCGATGCAGCAGATGCGCTAAAGATTGCTGTAACATCAGTAGACACTGGCACAGTAGTAACAGCAGTTGCAGTTAATGCAACAATTGTTCCTGCTCTAGCAACATCAGCAGCACCAGTAACTGCATCAAACGGATCTTCAACACTTTCAGTTTCAACAGGAACTGGAAACTCAGCAGACTTTTATGTATATACTAAAAGTACAGCAGTAGGATCAGTATCAATTACTCGTGCTGGAACTACAACCGTTTATTATGTACAAGGTACCGCAGGTGCCTTAAACTCAATTACACTAACAGCTCCTGCATCAGCAGCAGCTGGTACATCACAGGTGCTTAAGGTGTCTGGATATGACGTGTTTGGTAATCTAAAGGGTGGAGCCACAATTAATACTTTGGTTTCAAGCTCAGGAGCAGCATTGGCAACAGCGCTGACAACAGACACAGCAGTAGCAACTCTTGGAACCAAGGAGCAGACTGTAACAGTTCCTGCAACTGGCTCAATCACAGTAGTTGCATATGCAACTGTAGCAACAGCCGTAACAGGCCTAGCAACACCAGTTGGTTCTGTAAGCGCTACAATTGTAGTTCGTGATATTGCAGCAGAACTTGCAGCAAAGAATGCAGAACTTGCAGCAGCAAATCAAGCACTGGCAACAGCTAATGCAGCACTAGCAGCAGAAAAAGCTGGACGTGCAGCCGACAAGGCAGCAGCAGATTCAGCAACAGTAACTGCTAAGGCAGCATCTGATCTTGCTACTGCAACAGCAGCAGCAAAGTACAAGGCGGAATACAATGCGCTTGCAACTAAGTGGAACAAGAAGTTCCCTAAGTTAAAGGTAGCATTAAAGAAGTAAATAACTTCAATTAAAGGGGCAGGGCCAAGGGTCTTGCCCCTTTAATATATAAATGATAGAATTGAGCTATGGAATCAAAAAAGAAAAGTTTATTAAAAACAATTAGCTGGCCATTTGTACATTTTACATTTGTTGCTGGACTCATCTACTTAGCATCACATATTTTTCTTGGTGAAGCTGAGTGGGAATATGTAGGGCTTTATGCTCTTATCTATATGTCATTAGAAATGACATTTTATTATTTACACGAAAGAGCTTGGTCTAGATTTGGAAATAAAGTTAAGTAATGTCTAAAAGAAAATCAGGCTCATTTAATGATACTCAAATTAAAGATGGAAGAATTGTTAAATTAAGAAAAGATGGAAGAATTAAATCAGATTTAGGCCCATACATACAAGGAAGACCAAAGAAAAAAAATAATGTTTAGCGGTAAATGTGAAATTGATAAATGTGATGGTAAGGCAACCAGACTATCTTCAAAACCTGAAGGCGGAATAATAGACATCTGTGACGATTGTTGGCACAAGCTTTATAGGTCTTAATAATGAACAAGTACCTAATAAGGGCTGTTCAGTTAGATGTTAATGGACTATGTAACTCTTCTTGCTGGTTCTGTCCAGTAGCATACGCAGGAAATCCTAAATCTGCAGTTAGGGACATGCCATTAGAAGAAATTGAAAATATATTTATTCAATTAACTAAAGGCAAGGGAGATTTTGTAGATCCAGATCTATCTATAGTTTATTCAGCTAACTACAATGAAGTTCTTTTGTATAAAGAGTTTGACAAAATGATGGATCTTTACGCCAAATATAATTTTAAAACAAACATATTGACTAATGGGGTAAATTTAACTAAATCAAAAACAGATGTTTTGATAAAACATAGAAACTCTATAAAAGGAATACTTTTAAATGTGCCTTCATCGGACCCAGAAACATGGTCTAAGTATGTTGGAATGAATATAAATCTTTTTCCAAAAGTAATAAATAATATAAAAAATTTTATAGAAGAAAATAATAAACTAGAAGACCCAATCTTTATTCATTTAATGATAAATGGCATTAACGAGCTATCATTAACAAAAAATGGTGGATGGCTAGACTTGCTAGAAAATGCCCCTAATCTAGATTTAGATGTTCAAACGGGAGATTTAAAAAAAGAGTATGATAGATTTAAGTCTATTTTTCCAAAACTAAGCATAAGCACCGCTCATCACTTATACGACAGAGCTGCTCACCTAGAGACCTACAAAATAATGACTCAAGGACCCGCAATTGAAAAATATTTAAAGCCAAACGGTGCTCGTGTTATTGGGTGTAACGGCGGCCTTGGGGTTAGAAGCAGAACAAACGAGTGGGTGCATATTAATCCAAATGGAGACTTGTTTATATGTTGTGCAGATTTTGATTTTGAAACCATTTATGGAAATATTTTTGATACTAGCTTAAAAGAAATTTGGCACAGCAAGGCAAGGGTAGATATGGTAAATGAGTCCTATGGCAAAATGTGTACAGACTGCTCTGCAGCAATATGGGGTAATTAGTATGTGCTGGTTGTGTGGCTGTGCTGACCATGTTGGCCTTGGAAATGAAAGGGAAGAGCCAGTTTCCGCCGATCCTAATCAACTAAATGATATAATGGATCATGAGCGGAATACTAGTCCCGCTTAAATAAATAACCTATAGGAGTACAAAATGTCAGACGGAAAAGATTTAAAAGGATTTAACGAAACAAAGCCAAACGGATCATCACCATGGGCGACAGAGAGCTACACAGAAGCACCTGCTGCAGCATTCCCATCTACAGATAAGTCAACACAAGATGGTTCAGGCTTAGGCAACGGCGGCAAGTAACATGTGCGTTGAGTGCGGTTGTGAGTCAGTAGGTAGTGAAACTGGTATGACCCCTGTAACAATTATTGATGTGTCTAACGGACAAGAAAATAATTAATTAATGTCAAATAATTTTAAAAAAGAAGATGGTACTGGCATGGTGCCACCAGCTAATGCTGGTGCACCTGCTGGTGCTGTAACAAGCACAAATACACCTAAAAAAAATCCTAGACAAGGGATAAAAATAGATAGAAATAAACACGGAATTAGAAGAGAAACAAGTTTAATACCGAAACCGCCAAAGAAAACAGGCAGAAGAAAAGTATAATGTGCAGGCAATGTGGAGACTGCTCAAAGGAGCACTCTACTAATATAGATGATTCCATAGACTTAGTTTTAGATTCTACAGTCATATAACAACGGAGAATAAGTGATACCACTTAATACAGAACATGTTAAAAGTTTAGGATATGACATTGTCATGCTAGATCCAAACATAATGATGGTTAAAAATTTCCTAACTGAAGATGATCTTAAAATACTATGGTCTATAATAAACACCTCAACGGAAGAAGATTGGGGTGCTCAATTACATTACACAAAGCATTTAGAAGAACGTGCGGAGCGTCTTACTGGTAGCCGTGACATTGCAGCAGCTGGTATCGAAGTAACAAAAGACTGGGACGATAAAGTAACGCCCTTAGCTGGTAAGACTCAGCTTTTACATGAATTGCCAGAAAGAGTTTCTAAATTTTTCTTTCCAAACTCAGATAAATTGGATTTTAGAAGTTTTGGAACAATGCAAAGAATGTATGATGGAACTGAGCTCAAGGCTCATTACGACGATAAAGCAGATATAAGACATGCATGGGCATCTGTTGCGTATATTAACGACGACTACAACGGTGGTGAAATATTTTTTACAAAAAAAAATATAGAACTTGTTCCACCAAAAGGAAGCTTGCTCGTATTTCCAGGAACAGAAGAGTATGAGCATGGGGTTAAGCATGTTCAGTCTGGTCCAGTAAGATATGTACTCCCAGCCTTTATATTTGATCATTCAAGGGTGGCATAATGTATTCTTTTGAAACAAATGCTATTTTTGGAGGCAGGCCAGACAGAGATCCAGATAGTCCACTCAACACACCAATTTCATTAAACTCTACATACATTGCTGGCGGTGAGTGGGGGTATGCAAGATATGGAAACGATTCTTGTAAATCTTTAGAAGAAACAATTTCTTTGCTTGAAGGTGGAAAAACTTTAGCATTCTCTTCTGGGATGTCTGCAATCAATTCATTATTTTCAACATTACCAATAGGATCTGTTGTTGTTGCATCAAATCAAGGTTATGCTGGGGTAAACGCAACAATGACAAAACTTAATGATGAGGGCAAGATTGTTGCTAAATTTGTTGATATATCTAACACTGGTGAAGTCTTGGCAAATTTAGAAGGCGCTTACATGCTTTGGCTAGAATCTCCAACTAATCCAAGACTAGAAGTAGCTGATTTAAAAAGATTAATTAGGGCATGCAATAAAACTGGAGTCATAGTAG